CCCTATACCCCCTACCCCCACTAGTCTGTTCATCTTACCTATACCCCCTATATTACCTAAAATGCCGGGGTGGTACAAACAAAATAAGCCGCCCTTTCTCATTATGTATTAGCTAATCCTTCCCCTTCGGCCCCTTCTTTATTCCTTTCTTCTTCCCCCCAAACTTCTTAATCCCCTGTTTATGGCGCTCCTTCTGCACCATATCGATACTAACGCGCCCCTCGCGCCCACACTCCCACCTAATACGATTGATTTCGTACATAATCTCTTCGTCCGTATTAAAATTCGCCAGCTTACTAACGAACTTTTTCTCTGCTTTGCTTAAAGGCATGCTTTTCTTCTCCTTTCAGTGTATAATACTAATGTATCCACCTTTTAACGCAGGACAATCCCATGACCGATTTCAAAGAAGGCAATGCGATTCCATTGCAAATGTATATCAAGGCTACGGCTGACCTTGAGTGTGACGTTGAAAAAGACCTTGAGGCAAAAGATCCCGATACAGACGAGGCAAAAGCTATCCTATCCGGCGAAGCTAATGAAAGTACCGAAGGGAATGACGGAAGAACAAGTTCTTCAGACGATACAGAAAGTAGTGTACCGGACGGCGAATAAGTACAAATTTGGCTATTATGATTACGACGACATCTGTCAAGAGGGTTTCATAATCGCCATGGAGGGTCTCGAACGTTACGATGGCGTCCGACCTCTGGAAAACTTTTTAGCCGTACACGTTTCTAATCGATTAAAGAACTTTAAACGTGATAACTTCTGTCGCCAAGAATCCATTTCAGCGAGTGGATCATCTTGGTTATTAAACGACACAAAGAGGTTCTTGATGGAGCCACTTGATATATCTTCGATTCGTGATGAAAAGGAATCGGGGATGAGTACCGACGACAACTTTATCGCTGATATTGAAACCAAAGAAATTGTAAGCGTTATTGATAAGTACCTAGACGTTTCAATGAGATCTGATTACTTGCGCATGCTTCACGAAGTATATGTTCCAAAGCATCGACGTGAGCAAATCATCGAAACGATAACGAATATCGTCAGGGAGCACGCCGATGAAGAAGGGTAGATTCTCTAAATCAGAGATTGCTTTCATAAAATCTAACTGTGAACATCTTTCTTATGAGGAACTGGGTACGAAACTTGACAGAGACCCAGAAAGCGTCGAGAGCTTCGTTAAATCAAAATTGGGCAAGGATGTCTCATCGAAACAAGAGCGTGCCGTACAGGCTGAATACGACCTTAAGAGACGCCCCTACTGGAAAGATCTAAAGGAGCAATTTAATCCTAGCGAGCTAGAGATGATCTTGTTCCATTGGGGGCGCATGATTGGGCAATTTAGAGACGATGTGCTACCCACAGAAGAACTCCAAGTTCTTGACACGATCAAGCTGGAGATTCTTATGAACCGGGCATTGAAAGAGCAGCAGAAGGGAATGAAGGATGTCGAAAACATGGAGAGACTGGTTACAGATGAAAAGCGAAAAAGCCTCGAAGATCAGGACATGGATGCAATTTTTAACATGGAAAGACAGATCGCCGTCCTGCGAGCCGCTCAAGAAACGCTCAATAAAGACTACAAGGACTTGGGTCAAAAGAAAGCCGTCATGCTCCGAGATATGAAGGCTACGAGAGAGCAGCGCATTAAACGCTTAGAAGATTCAAAAGAGACATTTGTCGGCTGGATCAAGAGACTACTAGACGACCCATCACACTCCAGAGAGCTTGGCCTCAGAATGGAGAAAATGCGGATAGCTGCGGATGAAGAAAAGACCCGCCTATCTGAGTATCACCAATACGAAGATGGTGGCATAGACCAACCATTCTTAACCCCAGAGACAGCCAAAGATGATTAAACATACAATATTCCTAAAATGGTGGCTCTTCATGAGCATCGTTCTTATCGCCTCTATATTTGGCTATAGAAACGGTGTGTTTGCTGAAGTATATGAAGCTGACTTCACCAAGCTAAGTGTCGTTCTCGCCGCCCTCTTTACTTACATGTCTATTTGGTGCGGAGTCAAAACGTGGCAGCTTAGCCAATTCCTAGACACATACGATACAAACAAAGAAAACAACTCTGTAATCGTAGAGAGAATCGAACACCTAACCGAAGTCGGCTGGTTCGTATCCGACCTGTGTCTAAGCATCGGTATGATCGGAACCGTAGTTGGCTTTATCATGATGCTCGGCGGCTTCTTTACCGTTGACTTCTCAGACGCCGCCACTCTCCAAAATCTTATCAAAGATCTAGGCTCCGGTATGTCTGTCGCCCTCTACACAACCCTAGTTGGACTTGTTTGTTCTGCTTTGTTAAAGGTACAGTATTTCAATCTTAACCAAGGTATCTCTCGTATATTGGCTAAGATGTCATGAGAAAACGCACATACGATACAAATGTAGCATTTCTAGATCTGTTGTTTAACACCCTCCTGTGTTTCGCCGCCCTCTTTACTCTTTCTTTCGTAATGATCAACCCATCTAGAGAGAACGCTAACACGGAATCAAAAGCTGAGTTCATTATTACCGTAACTTGGCCACACGAACAGGATAACGATGTTGACGTATACGTTGAAGACCCGGAAGGTCACCTTGTTTCTTTCTCCCGTCGAGAAGACGGCCTTATGCATCTAGATCGTGACGACTTGGGACATAGAAACGATACTATCCAGACACCAGACGGCCCCATCACGTATAATGAAAACAGGGAGATTGTCTCCATTCGCGGTATACTTCCCGGTGAATATATAGTAAATGTACACATGTACCATATGAACTCTGAAGAACCATGCCCCGTCACTCTTCAGCTTGATAAAATTAACCCTTACAAGACCGCAGCCCTCAAAGAAGTCACGTTAATAGTTAAAGAAGAAGAGAAAACAGCCTTTCGCTTCACTGTGAATCAAAATGGCGACGTGATTGACGTAAATGAATTACCCAAAGACTTAGCCCACGCAAATCGAGCACCTCCTCTATGAACATCATTCCCACCTTTATCCTGCTTGGGGGATTAATACTCTGGTTCGTAATAGGAACTAAAGGGTACTGGTCGCTTAAAATGATTCTCATCACCATGACGGTGTGTTTCAGCCTATTCCTGTCACAGACCATGGAAGACGTGAGAGGGTGGCCTACGGACGACGAGCTTCCAAATAAGTTCAGAGTGCATTGGATAGTTATCAAGGAGCCAAGCAAAACGGATCATAATGAAAAGGGCGGGATATATCTGTGGGTAACGGATTTGGCCGGGGACGGGAAACAGCCTCGTGCCTACAGGTCTGAATACAGCCGCGAGAAACACGAGGACGCCCAGAAAGCCATCGGAATGATTATGGAGGGAAAGCCTGTCGCGGGTAGTCGCGGGGGTTCTGAGGGTGAAGGAGAGGGCGAAGGAGAGGGAGACGGCAAAAAGGGGCAAGGACAAGGAAATGGAACTGGCGACGGTAGCCTCAGTGATAGTCCCGAGATTATCTTTCATGAGCTACCACCGTCTAAACTACCGGAGAAAAATTAATGAACAAAAACGCAATTGTGTTCGGTATAACCGGCCAAGACGGTTCATACTTAGCAGAACTCTTATTGGGCAAGAACTACAACGTAATCGGAGTGACACGGAGGGTTAGTACCGGCAATACGGGCCGGATTGCACACCTCATGGACTGCCCGCATTTACGGTTAGTAGAGGGCGACTTAACTGACTACAGCAGCATCTTGCGTATTATTGAAGAGTATGAGCCAAAAGAGGTGTATAATCTTGCAGCGATGAGCCATGTTGGCACATCCTTTGACCAACCTCTGCTTTCATTTGATGTCACTGGAAAGGGATGCTTAAATATCCTTGAAGTTCTTAGGGAGCACAGTTCTTACGCAAGGTTTTATCAAGCGTCTTCCAGTGAAATGTTTGGAGATGCGTTAACACAAATAGGTGGTGATAAGTATCAAGATGAAAAAACTCTATTTAGACCTCAATCTCCATATGCCATAGCCAAGCTTGCTGCTCATCACGCAACTAGACTATATAGACAATCTTATGGATTACATGCTAGTTGTGGAATTTTGTTTAACCACGAGAGCGAGAGAAGAGGCGGAAGGTTTGTTACAAAGAAGATTACAAAATATATCGCCAAGCTACATCATTATCTTGAAGAAGACGGTGATATCGAGTCTGCGCCCAAGCTACACTTAGGAAACTTGGACGCCAAAAGGGATTGGGGACACGCCGAAGACTATGTGCGCGCTATGTGGCTGATGTTACAGGAAGACGTACCGGATGATTATGTGATAGCTACGGGGACGACACATTCTGTTAGGGACTTTTTGAAAGCGGCGTTCAATAAAATTGGAATAGAGGAGTATATGGATTTTGTAGTTCAGGATCCGAAATTTATGAGACCCTCAGAAGTTCCGTACTTAAAGGGTAACTATTCCAAAGCAAGGGTGGTGCTGGGCTGGGATCCGAAGGTGGATTTCGACCAGCTAGTTTCTAGGATGGTAGAGTACGATATTCAACAAGTCAAGGAACAGGAGACAGCAGGATGAGTAAAAAAACTACGTTTCTAGCCGTAGTGGCTACGCTTACGTTAGCAGTGTTGGTTTATCATACTTCTCTGCTTCGTAGTGAGATTCTCTCTTTGAGGGAGGAAACTAGTGGACACGCCGATGACATTTATTTTCTTATGAAGAGTGACAGCGCAAGGCTGTATACGATCATGGATACGGAGGTTAGGATTTTGCATTACGCCAAACCTCATAAGCACCCTATGTGGGCTTGCCCAGAGTGTGCTGAACAAAAAAATCGGGAAAAATTAGATGCCCAAAAAGAAATACAAGGTGAAAGTAGACATAAGCACGGCGCTGAAGGAGTTGGAGAAGCTGGGTCTAAGTGAAACAAAAAGTACCTTTTGGGTTACTACTAACTCTGAAGATCCAGATGATGCATGTGCAGAAGCAGGTGAAAAAGTTTACAAGATGATATCTCAACAGCGGGATAGCACTCGGTATAAAGATGCTGCTGCAATTGTTAAAAAGAAAATGAAGATAGTTAAGATAGTTAAAGTGTAATGTCCTACAGAGATTATAAAGATCCGCTTTATAAAGAGTGGAGAAGTAGAGTTAGAGCCAGAGACAAACACCGTTGTCAAATGCCGGGGTGTAACAAGCGCGGTAAAAACAATCAGGTTCATCATATTAAACGGTGGGCTGACTACCCATCCCTTCGCTATGAAGAGTCTAATGGTATTACTTTGTGTTTTTTTTGTCACAAGACGGTTACAACTAATGAACCTCACTATGAGCGCCTATTTACTGGTATAATAGATAAAACATATGGTGATAATCCAAGACACTAGAGAACAAAGCCCTTTTGATTTTAGCTTTTATGACTGCGAGATATCGATAGCAACTCTTAAAACAGGCGACTACACAGTCGAAGGTTATGAGCACGTTGTTTGTATAGAGCGAAAGAAAAGCGCGGCCGAGCTTGCAACTAATCTTGGCAAATTTCGGGAAAGATTTGAAAACGAACTCGAAAGAATGCGAGAGTTTGAACATAGGTATATCGTATGTGAATTTAGCGAAGACAACCTACGTAAGTTTCCTCATAATACTAAAATTCCCAAGCGTATAAAGAAGTATATTAGGATGAACGGGAAGTATATGAGGAAAAAATTATACGAATATGAAGAAGAATACGGGGTTAAACTTATATTTTGCGAGGACAAGTCGGAAGCGGAAGCAAAGGTTATAGAAATATTTCAACAAGTCGTGAAAGAAAATGGATAAGCAAGCAGCAATAGACGACGCTTGGCTAAATATAGAGGTAGACGAGCGAGACCTTTTTAATCCGATGTCTTTTTTTTCGTCCGGTGATCCAGACGATTTCGAGACCCGTTTAGCTTGGATAATGTCCAACCCAGAATATTTTCCTTTTATTGTAAAGGAGATATTCAATATTGATTTACTGCCTGTTCAAGCCCTAATGCTTAAAGAGATGTGGATTCGTAAGTTTCCCATGCTCATTGCCTCTCGTGGATTTGGCAAAAGCTTTATCCTCTCCCTGTATGCGATGATGAGAGCAGTTCTTTTACCTCCCAGAAAGATTGTTGTTGTTGGTGCAGCTTTTCGTCAATCTAAAGTTCTCTTTGAATATATGGAAACTATCTATCAGAACGCCCCCTTGTTGAGAGACATGGTAACCTGTACCCCAAGGAGGGATGTAGATAGATGTCAAATGACCATAGGCGAGAGCACTATAGTGTGCTTACCGCTAGGCGATGGGTCAAAGATCAGAGGCCAGCGAGCTAATGATATTATTGCTGATGAATTTGCTTCAATTCCCAGAGAAATTTTTGAAAACGTCGTAGCTGGATTTGCTGCGGTAAGCGCATCTCCAATTGAAAACGTGAAGAGAATAGCCGCTAAAAAGAGAGCCTTAGAGCTTGGGGACGACGCCAAAGACGCTGAAGAAGATCCTATTCAAAGTTCCAACCAGATAATTTTGTCTGGTACGGCTTATTATGATTTTAACCATTTTTCAGAGTATTGGAAAAAGTGGAAAACCATTATACAGAGCAAGGGCCGCAAAAAGAGACTTCAGGCTATATTTGGTACGGAAGAAATACCCAGAGGGTTTGATTGGACGCAGTATAGTATAATTAGAATTCCTTTTGAGCTTGTTCCAGAAGGATTTATGGATGAAGCGCAAGTGGCAAGATCTAAGGCTACTGTCCATTCAGGTATTTATGAGATGGAGTTTGGGGCGTGCTTTAGCACAGACAGTCAGGGGTTTTTCAAGAGATCTCTTATAGAGTCCTGCGTTGCTTCTTATAACAATGATATATCATTACCTAGTGGGGAAGTTTCGTTTGAGGCTGCTCTTAGGGGCAATCCTAATTGCAGATATGTATATGGGGTAGATCCAGCCTCAGAAGTTGATAATTTCAGCATTGTACTTTTGGAGCTACACGAAGACCACAGCCGGATTGTTCATTGCTGGACCACCAATAGGTCAGAGCACAAAGAAAAAGTCAAGATGGGTGTCGTTAGCGAAATGGATTTTTATTCATACTGTGCGCGAAAAATACGCGATCTTATGAAAACCTTTCCCTGTGAGAGAATTTCTATGGACGCTCAAGGTGGCGGCATAGCCGTAATGGAGGCTTTGCACGATCCAGATAAAATCCACGAAGGAGAGCTTCCAATATGGGAAATTATAGATGACAACAAAGAAAAAGATACTGATGGAAATCCGGGATTGCATATTTTAGAGATGTGTCAATTTGCTAAATCAGACTGGCTTTCTGAGGCTAATCACGGTATGAGAAAGGACTTTGAAGATAAAGTTCTTCTGTTCCCATTTTTTGATGCTGTTTCTCTCGGATTGGCAGCTTCCGAAGACAAAATAACTAAAAGAAAGTACGACACCCTAGAAGATTGCGTTATGGAGCTAGAAGAACTCAAAGATGAGTTGTCAATGATCATTATCAGTCAAACTGCTGCTGGTAGAGACAAATGGGACACTCCAGAAGTTAAACTTGCGGGTGGACGAAAAGATCGCTTGCGGAAAGATAGATATAGTGCCCTGCTTATGTGTAATATGTCTGCTAGAACGATGCACAGGACGCCCGCGCCTCTAGATTACAACCCCACCGGAGGGTTTGCAGAAAGATCAAAAGGTCAAGATGGCCCCAGTTATATAGGTCCAGCATGGTTTACCGAAGGTATGAAAGATGTTTACTAGCAGATTGGTGTATAATATTTTAGACAATTCCTATTCAATGTAATTACAATCCTATTACAGGTGTGTAGATGGCCAAATCAAAAAAAGAAGACAACCCTATCAAAGACCACATTCCAGAACCGGCTTTTGTGACATGGGATAATAATGACGAAAAGGCCGCTGCCCTAGCCGCCTCCGCTGGCGCCGTGGAGGTTTATGATGGTATTGGTAGCTCTACTGCATCACATCGATCTTTCCTAGATGTTGAAGGCAATATTTCTGTTAGAACGGGTTATCAGAGAGACGACTATAACAGGTTTCGATCTAGAGAGGCCATTCCTAGACAACAAAAGAAGATTATGGCTAAGTGTATGGATGCTTATGACAGGGTTGGCATTATTAGAAATGTTATCGATTTAATGGGGGATTTTGCCACTCAGGGAATTAGCATAGTTCATCCCAACAAGAGAATTGAAAGATTCTTTCAGAAATGGTTTGACAAAGTTTCTGGCAAAGAGCGCTCAGAAAGATTTCTAAACAACCTGTATAGATGTGGGAATGTCGTAGTTAAACGCCAAAATGCGAAATTGTCAAAAAAGCTAGAGAAGGAACTGGCTAAAGGATCAACTCCTGATATAGAAATCTTGCTTCCTAAAGTAACAAAGAGAGAGATACCTTGGAGGTACGATTTTCTGAATCCTCTTACGGTGGAAGTTATAGGCGGGCAACTTGCTATATTTGCAGGAGACCCGCAGCTAGGTCTTAAGGTTTCTGCAACCATTAAGAAGATGGTTCTCAGCGGGAGCGAGTACCCAGAAATTATAGCCAAGCTTCCCAAGGATCTCGTTAAGTCTATCAGGGATGGTAATAGCATTATTCCCCTAGACCCTGATAAAACGTCCATTCATTACTACAAGAAAGATGACTGGCAGATATGGGCCAACCCCATGATACTATCTGTGTTAGATGATGTTGTCATGCTTGAAAAAATGAAGCTTGCCGATATGTCTGCTTTGGATGGGGCTATTTCTAATATACGACTCTGGAAGCTTGGTGACCTAGACAACAAAATTTTGCCCACCAAGACTGGCGTTAACAAGCTAAGAAATATCTTGGCGAGCAACGTTGGCGGCGGGACCATGGATTTGGTTTGGGGTCCAGAGCTTGACTTTAAAGAGTCTGCCACTGAAGTCCACAAATTCTTGGGAGCAGAAAAATATCAGCCGGTGCTGACCAGTATCTATGCTGGTTTAGGTATTCCACCCACTCTCACCGGGGCTTCTAATTCTTCTGGCGGTGGATTTACTAACAACTTTGTTTCTCTCAAGACTCTCATCGAGAGACTGGAGTATGGCAGAGATTTGCTTGTTTCGTTTTGGAACGCGGAGATAGAGGCTGTTCAAAAGGCTATGGGCTTTAGATTTCCTGCTAAGATCCATTTTGAACAAATGATTCTCTCTGATGAGGCGGCTGAAAAGAACTTGTTGATTCAGCTTGTTGACCGGGATCTTATTAGCGCCGAAACTGTACAGGCTAGATTTGGAGAACTGCCAGAAATTGAGAGAATTAGAATTAAGCGAGAAGTCAAGGATAGAGAGAACGAAAAGATGCCACAGAAATCCGGTCCTTATCACAACCCACAGCATAGAAACGATCTGGAGAAGATAGCCTTGGGTAAAGACCTGTTAGAGGCAGAGGATCTGGGTTTGATTCCATCTGAAGAAACTGGGAATCACCCGTTTACAAAACCAGAAGACAGGCGCGATACCGCAGTGGTAGAGGAGAAGAAGGAGGAGAAGAAGGATAAACAGGACGAGCGAGAGATGAAAAAAATGGATCAAAAGCAGCAATCACAACCTCCACAACAAAAAGAGTTCGGTCCTACTGGTAGACCAGAGGACGGCAGACCAAAGAACGCTAAAGATGAACAGAAACGGAAGCAGAAGCGCGTAGTGCCTAAAAGCGCCGCTAGTGATTTCACTAATCTGTTTTTGTGGGCCAACGACGCTCAAAAACAAATAGCGGAAATTGTTCATCCAGCACTGCTTGCTCACTATGACAAGAAGAATATAAGAAGCTTGACTAAAAGCCAAATGGATGAACTTGAATACATTAAGTTTTGTCTATTGTGCGGTTTGAAGCCTTATGTGGAATTAGATATTGATGTTATTCAACAGCTACTTCAAAACTCTAATACCGCCACTAACACCGCGTTATCTGCGGCCCGAAGAGAATTTGTTACGGAGTTTGTGTCTGTAAACGGTAAACAACCCACCGTTGAAGAAATGCGCAATATTCAATCTTCGGCGTATGCTATGCGCACTTTGACCAACCTGTAAAACACAATTTTGATTTGTACAGTCCTTTTGGTGTATAATTCTATGAGGTAAGACACATGACAATGCCAATCTTTCAATCAGAAATAAATTCTGGATTAGCAGAGCTTATTCAGACCAATAATAGCATTGCCTATTCTTCATTGGCGGCGCCCTTTGCTCCAACAAAGAACGATGAAGAACTGGCAAAGCTTGAGCTATTGAACACACAGGCTAAAAGTAATCCTGATCAACTTGATCTTTATTACCTAAATTCTGTCCTTGTTTCAACTGGGTGGAACAAGAACGATGACGTGTTTAATGCAGCGGAGACTTGGGCTGCTAGAAAAACCCCAGAGGACAAACAGTTTAATTATATGCACGATGAAAACGATATCATCGGACATATTACCGGTAACTGTGTGTTGAACGCCGATGGTAAAGTCATCGCTGACAGTCAAGACGCACCAGAGGAGTTTAACATTGTCACCAGCGCTGTAATTTATAGAAGCTGGTCAGACCCAGAAAAAAGAGAAAGAATAAACCAGCTAATTGCCGAGATCGAACAAGGACAATGGTTTGTTTCTATGGAGTGTCTGTTTAAAGGGTTTGACTACGCTGTAGTCGCTCCTGATGGCAACCACAACATTGTGACAAGAAACGAGTCTTCAGCATTTTTAACCAAACATCTAAAAGCCTACGGAGGAGAAGGACTGTATGAAGGATATACGATAGGACGACTGCTTAGGAATATTTCATTTTCAGGTAAAGGATTGGTAAATAATCCTGCCAATCCGCATAGTGTAATTCTTAAAGAGACTGACCCCTTTAAGTCTACTCAAGCATGCGTAATAGAAGAAACCACCATAAGGGAGACAAATAAAATGTCTAATGACAATGTCATGCAACAGCAACTAGATGTTCTTAAGGCTGACTTGGCTGAAGCTAAGCAGCGTGAAGAAGCTCTAGAGGCCCGGCTAAAGGAATTGGACGAAAAGGCTTTTACCGAGAAGGTTGAAGCTTTGGAGGCCGAAATCCAATCTAGAGACGAAGCAATCGCTTCTATGTCAGAGGCCGCTACAGCTTTTGATGCTGAAAAAGCTGAGCTAACGGAAGCCTTGACGAAAACCCAAGAGGAACTCGAAGCGCTCAAGTCAGAACTTGACACTATTAAGACAGAGGCTCATAAGGCTGCTAGACTAGCCGCCCTTATCCAAGCCGGTCTTGATGAGGAAGCCGCTGCTGAGAAGCTCGAAAAATTTGCCGAAGCTAGTGACGAGATATTCAATGAGATTGTCTCGCTGTTTTCACAGGCCGACGCGGAAGATGAGCCTGCTCAAGAAGAAGAAGCCGAAGCAGAAGTTACAGAATCTGATGAAGCTGATGAAGATTCAGACGAAGCAGAGACTGAGGCCGACGCAGAAGTTTTAGAAACTGTAGAAGAAGAAGTCGAAGCCAGCTTAACTGACGCTGGTGAAACTGATTCTGCCGAAGAGGCAAGGTCTGCCGCAAGCGACTGGCTAAGTAAGAATGTTCTTAAGTCAACAGCTAGCATCCAAGAGTAAAATATCTTTAATTAGGAGTACATAAAATGGCTTTAAAAGCTGATCGTCACGAACTGCAAACCGACATCTCTTTCTTCATGAATGAAGTAGCTACTAGAGGCGGTGTTGCCGTTTTTTCAACCGCTGGCTCAGGCGCAGCGATGGATAGTAGCAAGGCTCTTGTAACCTACAAAGCAATGCCTTCAGGCTCAGTTCCCGCTGGCCTACTTCTGAATGACATGGTCAACCTTGACCAGACTCGCCAGCATATTAACTGGCATAAGGATGAGATTCAGAAGGGTGGCAAGGTTACTCTGCTTACGCAGGGTTGGGTTGTCACTGATAGAATTTACCCCGGCGACACGCCTGCTGTAGGCAACGTAGCTTATGTACACCACAGTGGTTACATTTCAAGCGTTATTACTGCCGCCAAGGGTCAATTTGACAGAAGCATGCCAACCAACCTAGCTGTTGGTCGTTTCCTCTCCAAGAAGGACGAGGATGGTTATGCTAAGGTCTCAATTAACCTTCCTAACCAAACTCACCAGTAAGCCTTATATAGGAGATAACTAAAAATGTCTAACTCACTACAGAGACCAGACGAGCAGTTTATTGGATTGCTCAAACAGTCTGGTAGCAATGATAAGTCTGTTGCCCTAGAAGCGCAGCACGAGATCGCCAAGGCTCTCGAACAACCTCTTCGAAAGGGTGTTCTTGTTGGCGATATTCTCGGTAACATTTTTGAGAGAGTAGTCATGGAGCCGGGTACTACATCCGAGTTCCCGCTTGATCTACTTGCTCCGGGCGAAGAAGACGAATTCGTCGCCTATACTAATCCCGGCCATGGCCGTATTCCAGAACGTCAGGTTGAGGGCGATTACGTAATGGTCCCGACCTACAGCGTTAGTGCTTCAATCGACTGGCTACTTCGCTATGCTCGTGAAGCCCGATGGGATATTGTTGGTCGCGCAATGCAGGTGTTGGAAGCTTCATTCGTCAAGAAGATGAATGATGATGGCTGGCATACTGTCTTGGCCGCTGGAGTTGACCGTAATATCATGGTTTATGATGCTGATGCAACTGCTGGTCAGTTCACCAAGCGTCTAGTTTCCTTGATGAAGACTGTCATGCGTCGTAACGGTGGCGGAAACACAGCGTCGATTAGCCGTAGTAAGCTAAGCGACCTGTACCTTAGCCCTGAAGCCCTAGAGGATATTCGCAACTGGCAGGTGGATCAAATTGATGAGATCACCCGCCGCGAGATCTTCTTGGCCGCTGACGGTGGAATTACTCGTCTATTCCAAGTTAATTTGCACGACATCGACGAGCTTGGTGAGAGTCAGGAGTATCAAAACTTCTTTGTCAACTCACTAAGCGGAAGCCTCCAAGGTAGTGATGTAGAGCTAGTTGTCGGACTTGATCTTGGCAACAGAGACTCCTTCATCATGCCTGTGAAGCAAGAAGTGCAGATCTTCGAAGACGACAACCTTCATCGTCATCAGAAGGCTGGTCTTTATGGTTGGGCCGAGCTAGGCTTTGCCGTTCTAGACAACCGCCGAGTCCTTCTCGGATCCTTCTAAGGTTGGCCAAGGCCAAAAGCTGCAAGAAGCCGTCCCGTGGTTTATATCACGGGGCGGTTTTTTTATAAGGATATGGTGTATAATATAGTGAGTATATGCCACTCTGGAGATAGATATGACAGGAATATCTGATTATTTAGAATCGGGTGTGATAAATTTTTTGTTCAGAGGTAACACCAATAGCTTTGCTCGTCCGGGCAATTTAGCCATAGCGTTGTGTTCTGGAGTTCCACAAGACCATCAAACTGGAGCTACTATTCCAGAAATAGCTAGTGGCGTAGCTGGGGTTTCAAATGGGTATAAAAGATATAATTTAGGATCTCCTGCTGACGCCACATGGAGGCAAGTTAGCAGCAGTGGTTTTACTAATAATCTTAGTACATTAAGCTTTCCGGCGTGCTCCAACACCGCTTGGGGCCTTATGTCTGGTATAGCCATTTGTAATAAATCTGGAATAGGCACAGGTCAAGTGTTAATGCACGGAAAGTTAGCAAATCCCGTTACAATCAGGACTGGTGAAACCTTTGCGTTTAATATTGGCGATTTAGAAATAGATCTTTTTTAGAGGGGTTATCCAATGGCTTGGACCGATGACATGCCTGTTATAGTCAGGTATTTAATAAATGATCTTGATTCCACAAATTACTCATATTCTAATGGGCGAGTAAAACAGACAATTGTTGTTGCGGCCCAGTTAGTTTTAAATGAAATAGATTTCGATAAAACTTATACAGTAACGGTAAGCACGTCTGGTATCAGCCCAGACCCCACAGCGGCAACTAAAGATGACGCTTTTATCAACTTGGTCTCTCTGAAGTCAGCATGCTTGATCGCCTCAAGCGAGTTGAGAACCAAGTCTCTAGACGCAGTAAGGGTGAGCGACGGCTCCTCTACTATCGATACTGGGGGTGTTTTGAAGGGTTTTGAGGCGCTTAGTAAAAGCATGTGTGCAAGATACGAAGATGCCAAGATCCAATATAAAGCTGGAAACAGTATTGCTGGCAAGGCTATTCTTACACCATACGAATCTCCAAACTTCCCGGTAGTTCACGGGGAAGGACATAATACCAGAACTGGATACTTCGAATAGGAATGGATAAATGACACAAAAAAATCTAGCCTCTCTCAAGGCAGAATACGATGCTAATTTAGCCGATAACGACACCGGGGCTATATCTGCTCAGGACGTAAGAGACGCTTTAACTAACACGGCAGACTCCATCATTCCTATTATGGCTAGTGGCACTGATGTATATTTTTCGAATAGGTATTCAACTTTTGGTACTAGTGTAGATTTCAGGCCAAGTGGAGATATTCTTCCCAATAGAACCATAGCCAATCTTACCGGCCAGTGGAACTCTAACAACGTATCTGCGATTAAGTTCACATCTGGTCCCACATCTACTACAACTGGTGGGATAGCTTTTTATACAGCCGCTTCTGGTAATCCTCTTCCATCCGGTAATGAATGGCCTTACACCCTGCATAAAAGAGCACAATTTAGACACGATGGTCGATTTGAGATCCTTGGTAGTGGAGTAGGCCATATAGGACTTCACTATAACAGAATTCATCACAGTGGCATTGGAATATTTATTGATCATGATTATGGCAACCATTTGGCTTCTCCTCAGAGTCAAACGATGCGTTTTGGTCATTATGATACCGCGAGCAATATATTTACCCCCAACCTGCATTTGCATGGGTCAGGCCAAGTTATCATTTCAAGAGAGGGTAGCTATGCTGTTAAAAGCTCTGGCTGGGCAGAGCTACACCTTGAGAATAAAAATAACAGAAATTCTTCCAATAATAACAATATGGGAACCGGTAGCCGAATCCTTTTCAAGGGGTTTAAAGACGGCTCACGGTCAACTTCACAAGATATATATGCTCTGGGTACAGATATTCGTTCGTCTGGCAACAGTTCAATTTCAAAACACAACTTTTTTATACAGGATCTTTACGCTCCACAAAAACCTCATAGATTTTATATTGATCCATCGGGAAATATAGGTATAGGCAGCGTGGCTCCTAGTGGCAAACTTCACATTACTGCTGGAGGGCTGTATAGCGGAGCTAGTGGTGTAGCCTTGTCATTAGGCACTGTAGAATCTAACACATATTTTGATTGGAAGCTTTCAAAACCAGCAACTGAATCAGGTAACACCTATCTAACTTTGGACACTAGATATCCAGCAAAAAGAAATATTATTGCGGTGCAGTCCAATACCACTCGCAATTCTACACATGTTGGATTTGGTACTAGAACTCCTTATGGAATAGTGGACATTTCGCATGGTGGGATTGGTCACTCTGGCTTAAATCTAAGTAATACTGGGGAGGGAGGCAGAAGGTGGACGCTGCTGAGTACTCACGGCAAGTCTACTGCTCTAGAAACTCCAGCCAACAAAGCCAGCGGATGCTTTGTTGTTCAAGACTCAACGGCCAGTAGAACCCGCTTTGCTATCGATGCTTCAGGAAACGTGGGAATTGGCGAGATACCACAAACAATCAAGGGAACCGCTACGAAGGTTTTGGTGTTTGGGGACAATGGTCAAAACGCGCTAGCAACCAGCCTTAACACTGCTGGCCTTTTTGCCAAAGATACCGGAGGAGTTGTAAAACTTTATGCCTTTGACGAGGGTGGAAACCAGAGTGCTATTAGCCCCCACGTATTCAAAATGTTTGATCAGCCAGATCCTTTGGCTTGGTCATACTACGGCATTAATCATGCAGTTGGAAGAGAAATTAACGTAGATGTCTATGGAGCAATTAGAGCCATAGAAGATTTGACCGGTAAACAATTTATATTTACACAAGATATAGACGGAGAGTAACAATGGCCATTGTCAAAAAAATTATAACGGCTAACGCCATAAAGAATGGCACAGTTGTGACCGGGGTTGATCCTCTCGGTAATTCTAACACAATTGACCCGCTTAGTGGCAAGATCACTACAAGCTTTACAAGCATGTCTCAGGGATACGGTTTGGGCACTGATGGACAAACTCATTTCCAATGGTTAAACGTCCACAGTTCTGGCGCCCTACAGTCACTCTATAATACTAGATTTGACAATCCTAGATATTATACTGGCGATGCTGTTACGTAGGATTTTTAAAGGAATATCATTATGGCTGATGACGTAATTTTTATACCTAGATCTGGGGTAAGAGGCCAGATTGGTGCTACTACAGGCGTAGATGTTCATGGGAATAAAAAAACGCTTCGGGATTATTACGTAGCATCGGGAATAGACGCTACGTATTTCGGCAAGCTTGGTGACAGAAACGACGACATTAGGCACTATAAAGGCGATGCAGCCGGTTAGTGTGAATTGGAGAAATCATGGCTATAAATATTCCAGAGAGTGTTTATACAAAGTTTAACGAAGCTGTTGATGCAATGATAACAGAGTTCGGGGTTCCCTGCACTTTGGTTTATCCAGAGAAGCAAGTGGCCTGTACCAATTGTATTACAGACACCATAGGTAGAAAATCTGGCAACAGATATAGAACAGGGGGTCCAATTCCGTTTGCTAGAGGTATGATGTGTCCTCTTTGTCATGGAAAGGGATTTAAAGCCACGGAGAACACCGATGAAATTACCATGAGGGTTTATTGGAGTAAAAGAGACTGGGTTAATACAGGAATCCAGTTGGATGTTCCAAACAATGTTGTACAAACCATTACCTATTTGAAACACCTGCCCAAAATCAATAAAGCTAAAGAGGTGCTGATTAACAAGAACATTGAAGGGCATGAGATACTTAGATATATAAAAACTGGCGAATCAATCACTAACGGTTTGCAACATAACAGATACATTGTAACCTATTGGAGGAGGGCTTAAATGGCGTCACTTCCCCCCATTAAAGCTAGGCTTGTTTTAGATCTTAAGGAGTCAGACAAAGATATTCAATTGAAAATGATGGCTTCGATGCAGACATGGTTAAACCACAAATTTCAACTGGCCCAGCCCACTATTATCAGCCGATTAAAGTTTCAAGTATCTGAGTGGCTAATGGCTACTGACGAGATACAGTCTTTACTTGGTGGACAATTAATGGCTGACTTTGGTATTCCTTCTCCCGGCGCTTCTGTTTCCAATATAGTTGAGTCAGTTACCCGAACTGTTACCGTGATGTTCAAACCTTTGGGGAGAACCTTGACCGGGCAAGTGTTAACCATAGCTGTTCAACCTCTTGACTTTTCTAATGTATTAGGAATTGGCGAAACAATTATTACCAAAAAGGGGGCCAAGCTGGACTGGCTAGAGTGGCTATTAATGAGAGGCGATGATATTATCGTTAGAGATTACCACGTTGAATATGGATCATTCGGTAGAACCGGTGAAGCACATATGATTAAGCCGGGGCTGTTTAGGGTCGATCCAGCATTTAGCGGTACGGGAAAAGACAATTTTATTACCAGAGCGTTTGACGACAAGACAGATGACATGATAAGAATTATATTTAACGCTATACAGAGCTAACTATGCCTGATTATACAGAGTTAAAAGGATTCACTCAAATAGGGGATAACACCCTTACGTCGATGTTGCAAGACAACGTCATAGAATTTTTTGATTGGGGTCTTCTTAATAAGGGTGGATACTTTAATATATCTATCCCCACATCCGGTCAATATGGGGGCGATAGACACAGACTAAGACTAGTAGATGACCCTAACTATACTAAGGGTCAAGTATGGGAGTCGTACAAATCAAACTGGGTGTGGCAAAGCGGGATCGACCAAGCTGACACACCAGTTAATATATCTGGAGTATACGTGGGTGGAACCTTCTACCCAAAAACCACAACTGGTAGTTATGCCCACCACGTTAACTATCCTTGGGGTAGAGTAATTTTTGACAGTGCTATTTCCACGAGTAGTACCGTTACTATGGAATACAGTCACAAGTGGATTAATGTTACATATGCCAACAGCGTGCCTTGGTTTAGGGAGTTACAATCTAGGTCACATCGTGTAGATAGCGGCCATTTTTTACAGGATGCATCTGGAGACTGGTCACAACTAGGCGGTTCTAGATTTCAATTACCCGCCATAGCTATTGAGATGGTTCCGGTTAGATCCATGAAGCCATATCAACTGGGTGGTGGTCAGGTTATCAATAGTGACATTTTATTCCATGTTTATGCCGAGGACGAATATACGAGAGACAAATTGGTAGACATAGTTGCATTACAAGACGACAAAACAATATACATGTTCGATACCAATAGAATGACAACGGACAACAGATTCCCGCTTGATTATCGGGGGGCAAAGGCTTCAGGAGCCTTGACATACCCGGATCTGGTCAGACCAAGCGGTTCTGCTTATGGGGATGGAACTTTTAATGCCGGATTTAGATCTGACACAAAGAATGGTAGACCCGACCGGCTAAGGTTTACCAGTATGAGAAGTCAGCAGATGAGTGTACTTACTCCGTCTTTATATAGCGGTTTAGTGAGATGTTCAGCAGAAGTAATAATGCCGGGAATTTAATGCTTTTGGTGTATAATACTATAGCTAGCAATTTCTGAATATTCAGAATCAAACAAGGAGAGATTTTCAAATGCCAAATAATAAAAGAGTATTCTGGGCCGTACAAGGCGTAGTGATTGGCGAAGTGGGCGAAACCAGTGTTAATACTACATGGCCCTATGCTAATAAAACAAAGTTAAATCCAGTTCACGGCTTACAAACTGTTGGGATTACCACCACGTTTAACCTTGAGCAAGTCTTTGAAATGGGTCAATTGTCCCTGTATGAAAACCTTGAAGAAGTTCCAGACATTGAAGTCACGCTTGAAAAGGTTATCGATGGCTATCCCTTGCTTTACCACTTGGCCACCAGTAACCCATCCCTTACTGGCACTGATTCCCTAGTGGGTAGATCAACTGAGAGATGTGATTTACGAATGGGTGTTTATTCAGACACGGCGACTAAAGCGGGATCCGTTGGTCCCCAGTCTGAAGTTTACTGCTCTGGTATGTACGTGTCTTCAATTGGTTACACTATTCCAGTAGATGGAAACGCTACTGAATCATGTACTCTGGTTGGAAACCATAAGAAGTGGTATGCTGGGTCATCAGCCGTACTGGGCAGTCCCGCAGTAAACCTTGGTTTTGGTTCAGAGTCTCCCCCGTCTGGTGTTACAAGACGCCAGCATATCAATTTGACAGCGAGCAAACTACCCACGGATATTCCCGGTGTAGGCTCTGATGGTCAGATGGATAGCGGAGATGGAGATATTCAAAATGCCCCGGATGCACATATTCAGACCGTTTCGGTAAGTGCTGACCTTGGTAGAGAAGCCATTAGTGAGCTAGGTCATAAAGATCCATTTCACAGATTTGTTAGTTGGCCCGTAGAAGTTACTTGTGAGATTGAAGTTGTAACCGGTTCTGGCGACTTTGTTAACGCTCAGCCGCATGCAACCAATCTAAGCGACCAAACAATCAGAATTAATCTTTCTGGTGTTGCTTCTGCCGGTGGCGGTGCTGGTTTGGTTTTGGATCTTGGCAGCAAGAACAAGCTAACGAGTGTTTCATACAGTGGTGCGGATACTGGCGGTGGAAATGCCACCACCTCATTCTCTTACTCCACATTTAACGATTTGACAATATTCCAAGTTCGTAACCCAACGAATGGCTAAGAATTTGAAAGACATTGGGGGGACGCTTCGGTGTCCCCCCTGTGTCAGCGTTATTTTGCGATAGCCTCTGCGTTGCAGTCTATAGGATAGTTAAAAGGCAAGTGAACAGCGCTGACTTTTTAGGCTTATATAGGAGAGACAGAATGTATAAGGATAGTATATTCCCGCTTGAATTTCATATGGCGCTTTAACGCAATGGAATTACGAGATCGGGAATTTTTCATATACAGGATTGGACTAGGATACATCAAGTATAAGGAAAAAGATATAATCCTGTACATACACGAGCCAACCCTAGAAGAGCTATATGATGCTCAAGATCAATATAGGGAAGCGTATCAGGACGCCCTTTTTAATAAGATATATACTGACGAGGAAATGCTTGAAATTATGAGAGACAAAGGGTTGTGGTCAGATAAAGAGGAGGCGAAACTTAAAGGACTTCCAAAAGAAATGGAAGAGTTGAAATTAAAAATGTATGAGAACGTTTTGAGACCAGATAAAGTAAAAAATATGCGTAAACATCTTAGGCAAGTAGAAAAACAGCACCAAGATGTTGCGACAAAAAGATATATTTTTGAGTCTAGCACATGTGAGGGATATGCGAGTTATGTTAGGACCACATGGAAAATTGAACATTGCACCCGAATGAAAGATGGTTCAGTGTGCGATTGGAGCGCAATAAATTTTAACGAAATAATGAATCATTACCACGAAAATAGGCTCTCAGAAACAGAGCTAAGAGAGATAGCAAAAACGGAACCTTTTAGATCGATATGGCATGGTGGCAGGAAAAAGGTATTTAATAGGAGCGGCTTGGAACTTACCTACGAACAAAAGTCTTTAGTTATGTGGTCGGGGCTATATGACAGCTTGCATGAATCACCAGATTGTCCAACAGACGATGTTATACAAGACGACGATCTCCTTGATGGTTGGCTGACTCAACAGCGAAGAGAACGTGAATCCGATAGAAAGAAAAGAGCAGGAGAGAAGTACGACATGGAGGCAGACGACATATTTATTCCAGCGGAAACACCAGAAGAGATAGAGAATATACAAGGTCTAAACGATCAGGGTAACGACGCAGTTGTTAAAGCAAGACATGCACAAATTCAGGAAGCGGGAGAGGTTAAGCACGCTGATTTAATAGATGTCAAGAGAGACCTAATGATGCAAGCAAACGAACAGCAGGTAAGCAGTTCCAAACGATAAGAAAGGATAGGGTATGACAGAACAGGAATATGACTATGATGATCTTATCAGATCTTCAAGAAAGTATAAGACTGATAAAGAAAAACAATACAACGATAGCTCTAAAGAAAGACTCGGAAGTATCGCCAAAAAGAAGATAGAAACCACGATGATAGGAGCTTTAAGCTCTGTAGAAAATCATTTTGGGTTTTTATGGGGCCACAACAGTGGAGAAGAGCTAACTCCCGAACAACAACATCTAAAATCTATTTTTGACGAGATAAGATCTGAAATTCTGGACAAAGGAAATAATCAGATAAGAAATTTAGAATCTGAACTATCTTATTATGAAGTCAAATGGCTTCGCTATCAAATGAATCTACCACTAGTACCTATGGAATCTAAGGAGGAGACCGATGCCAGCTAAAAAAGCTAATAACAAGCAGATTATTAAGTCTGTTGACAGCGATGGAAAAAAAATAGAAGTTGCTGTACTTCGACCCGATGCGAAGGTCTCTAGAGAAGCCCAAAAGGTCTACAATAGATTTTTTAGGGATGCTCTTGAGTCTGGAGCACTGCTTAGGCAAAAGCTTGATGGCTATATGACCGAGCAAGGTCTATGGAATGATGACAAGCAGAAGGAATATGATAAGCTAACTTCGGCCATCATTAATGATGAAAAGAAGATTAAAGCTGGCGGAATCAAGCTTAGCGATGCGAAAGATTTAGCCATTGAGATGTCCGACAAAAGAGCCAGCCTGAGAGACCTGATTGCGGAGAGAACCGTCATGGACGGTAATACCGCAGAAGGACAGGCCGACAACGGAAGGTTTAACTACCTGATGGCCGCTTGCATTGTCGATACGGATTCTGGCAAGCCTGTGTTTGCAGATGAAGACGGAGCACCCAGTGTCGATAAGTATGATGAAAGTGCTAGTGAAGAGTATGTAGTTAAGTGTGCCGGAAGACTTGCAGAAATGATGTACGGTTTAGACTCTTCGTATGAAGCAAATCTTCCCGAGAACAAGTTCCTAAAGCAGTTTGATTTTATCAATAAAGATCTTCAGCTAGTTAATGACGATGGACATGCAGTAGACAGGGAGGGCAGACTGATTAATGATGAGGGTAGATTTATTGATAAGGATGGCAATTTTGTAGACAAGGATGGTACTCCTATGGATAAGGATGGAGACTATATTATGGATGTCAAGCCGTTCCTAGATGATGATGGAAATGAGCTTGTTATTAAAGACGAGGAGGAGCCAAAAAAGACCAAGAAAACTAGACAGAAAAAAGAAGAAGCGAGTGCTTCACAAACATAACGGGTAGAATTGGGTTACTGGATAGTGTTATTTATTGCACTACCAGTATACCCATTTTTTATAGAGGTTATCGATGGCCACACCATTTGTTTTAACGGCTACCATTCAAACGCAATTACATACAGGTAGCGTTCAAAGTACTCTTGCTCACTTGAGAAAGACGTTGGGTGGCAAACCAATCCCGGTTAGAGTTATAGTAGACACGAAGCCTCTAGAGAAGGCCGAAGTCACTTTAAGGCGTGTTAAGAATGAGGCGCGGGGCGCGTCTGGTGGTATGGCGGATTTTGGTCGGCTTGCTGGCATGGCCGGTAAACGTTTCTTGGCGTTCACCGTAGCCAGCGCCATTTTTATTAAACTAACCATGGCTATTAGGGAAGGCGTGGGACAGGCCATAGAGTTTGACAGGGAAATGGTAAGGCTGTCTCAGGTTACTGGGAAAAGTGTTAAAGCGCTTCGAGATATTGAAAGGTCGGTTACAGATTTATCAATGTCGTTGGGTGTTGCTTCAAAAAGTATCATGAGCATTACCAGAATCTTAGCGCAAACTGGTATGACTGCTAAAGATACCAAAATAGCCATGAAAGTGTTGGCCCAAACCGAGTTGGCCCCCACTTTTACGAACATAGAAAAAACTGCCGAAGGTGCGATAGCCGCAATGAGGCAGTTCAAAATTGCGGCAGAAGATCTTCATCAGGTGCTTGGTGCTATCAATGCTGTCTCCAAGAGATTTGCTGTTGAATCTGACGACCTTATCGCCGCCGTAAGACGAACCGGTGGGGTGTTTGCCTCTGCTGGCGGATCAGTTAATGAGCTTATAGCCCTCTTCACTTCTGTTCGTGCTACTACCCGTGAAACCGCAGAGACCATTGCTACTGGTCTGCGTACCATCTTTACCAGAATTCAGCGCCCAAGAACCATTAAATTCTTGAGGCAGTTTGGTGTTGAGCTTACAGACCTTCAAGGAAACTTTGTTGGCCCCATGGAAGCTGTTCGTAGGTTGAGTGTGGCTTTACATGGACTCTCAACTACAGACTTTAGATTTGCCGCAATCGTTGAGCAACTTGGTGGATTCCGTCAGGTGGGTAAAGTTATCCCCATGATTACGGAATTTAAAACGGCCACGGCTGCTTATGCTGTTGCTCAGGCTGGAGCAAACTCTTTAACTGACGACGCCACAAAAGCTCAACAAGCCTTAAACGTACAGATAACAAAGGTTAAAGAAGAATTCCACGCAATGATGCGTAAGATGGTAGCCAGCGAGGGCTTTAAGACGATGTTCAAGATGGCTATGAGTCTTGCATCTGCTCTTATTAAGCTGACCGAAGCTCTTGAACCTATCCTCCCCATGTTGATGACTCTTGCCACGCTTAAGATCGCTACCGGTATGGGCGGTTTTATGAGGGGCGCTGCGGCGGGAGCGGCTCCAATGGCGGCGGCTAGAGGTGGCGTGGTTCCCGGCACGGGCAATAGAGACACTGTTCCAGCAGTTTTAACTCCCGGCGAGTTTGTTATTAGAAAGAGCGCGGCTAAAAAGCTAGGGTATGACCAGCTTGGCGCAATGAACAAGCATGGAAAGGGCGGGATAATTGAAGCTACAGGAAAATACGGTGGATTATTTTTAAGCCCCCAGCCTTCTAATGATAGCTATAAGAACCCAAGGGAACACAAGGGTTCTTTAATAAAGGGTGGCAGCATATTGGCTAACAAGGTTAATTTAGCCATGGGTAAGAGAATGTCGGATGAGCCACTAGTAGGAGCCACGAAGGGTAGGGGGGATGCGGCGAGGCTAGATTTTAACATAAAAGGTACTGATAGACAGGCTTTTATTAGACAGCTAGAGGCTAGACAGCTAGAGGGCAAGCTTAGTACGACACAGTTGC